CATCTTACGCTCCGGCACGAAATCAATGCGGTAGCCGTAGCGAGAGAAGCCAGTCATGCCTAGGTTATAGGCAAGCCAAGTCTCGCCTAGGTTGGGCATCCTGCCTAGCTTAATGATTAGCTTGGCTCGTAGGTAGGACAACCAGGAGGTGGCGTACTGGCGGGCGATGAGAGGGTCGGACGCCTTGGAGTAAGGGTAGGTGGGTAGTCCAGCTTTGCGTCGCACCTCGGAGCAATCGAACCAAGCGGAGCGATGAAACTGGAATGGTCCTTTCGCTAGGCCAGAATCTCCAGGTGGAGTGGCTGCTCCGCGTCCAGAAGATTCAATATGTTCGACGGCATCGACCCAGCGCGTAGGCATTGGAGCAAAGGCCGCAGAGGCTAATAGTAATTCGGTAATCATGTCGGGTTGGGAAGCCGACGGTGACGCCTTACTTACCCTTGGCAATCTTCTTTTTTCCAATGGTTTTCTTTTTCCTAGCTCGACCAGTACCAGAGATGGGCAAGCCGCCCGCGTCTCCGTACTTCTTTATTCCGTTCTCTACGATCATGCGGCATCTATCCCACAGGGATACGTTGTCGCGTCCGTCGTCTGCTTGGCGTATGATGTTGCGGCTCATGGCTTTCGGATGACTGTACGAGAGTCTTTGTCATATTCAAACTCTTCCCATGCGGCTGGGTCGTAGGCGCCAGAGTTAATCTCCGCACCTACCTCGTCCGTGGCAATCGGTCCATTGGGTAAATCCAACCACTTCTTTTCCTTGCCGCCCTTGGCTGCTGCTGCGGCCAGCACCTTCTGGAGGAGCATGTCGTCCACAAGGTGGGCGAATTCGCCTGGGCCAATAGATCGCAGGATCGAGGGAAGCTCACCTCGCCGGCGGTACAGGCCGGACTTGGCGTTCTTGCCCTCGATTGAGTAGGGATGTCCTGCCCTGGCGGCCAGCGTGACGGCGGCGACCAGCCATGCCTGCCGCTCTAGGTAGTTGACGTCGTTGAACTTGTCCTTGTCGGTGACGTCGATGAGCGTGCCAATCTCGGTACGCAATAGCGTACGCTCTGTGTCGAGCATCTCCGGGTTGTTGGCCTTGATGATTGCGGCCTTCCACAGGTGCTTCCGTCGGGGTACCAGACCCATGCCCTTCATGCGTCGGTCGTAGTCAGACGCATGCCATACCCCGATGGCACCTCGGAACGCACCCAGCAGGGCGGACGAACCTCGGACCTGGGATGCCATCTGCTCGGCGTTTCTGATCGGCTCGTCGCCTTGCTTCTTGATGTGGTGGATGACAATAAGGGCGGCACCTAGCTCACCGCCGACCTGGCTGGCTACTCGGATGAATTCATTAATGACAGTCGCGCTGTTCTCCTCGCCGTGCAACACGCTGTTAAGGGTGTCGATGACCACCAGCTGGAGGTTGGGGATCTGCCGCAGTAGGGCAAAGAATTCCAGCCACTTGCGGGATGGTCGAGACTCCTGGGTCTTGGGGTCTTTCTCGACGAGTGCGAATGCACCTCCGGAATTGATTGAAGGCAGGATAATTAGATCATCACCGGCCTCACGACGCCTGCTCCCATCCGGGTCCATGTCGGCCAAGCGGATGTGCAGTTCGTCCTTGTCATCTTCCGTGGTAAGAATGACCACGGCTCCCTTACGCATGACCGGCATGCCGCACCATGTGTCCCCATCTCGGCGAGCGGTAATCTTGAGGGCTAGATCCAGGACCATGAAGGTCTTGCCGGCTCCGCCTTCGGCGACAAGCAGCTGGTGCTTGGCCGCCTGTAGCCAATTCTGAACGAGGAACTGACGCTCCGGTCGAGGGGCGAGGCTCCACCGGTGGGCGGCCCACACGGCCAAGCCCTTGCCTTCGTCGAGGATCGGCTTCTCTGGTTCGGGCATGGGTCCGTTGTTGTGGATGTCATTACGGAGCAGGCCAAGCCACTCGGTGTCGAACCTGGCCTCCGGCCAAGGCGGGGACATGTGGGCCTGCATCCAGCCGTAGGTGGCAAGCCTGGCCGCATCGAGGGTCATCTTGCCGATGCGAGCTGTGTGAATGTAATGGCCGGCGACGCCGTTGAATGCGGACCACCGGGTGGTACCTTCACCGCCGGCGTTGACGTTCTCGGTCAGCATATCGACGGCAGGGGTGTGCGTCCTGGGCATGAGGGGATCTGCCGGCACTTCCTTGATCGCCCATTCAGATTCGGGCATGCGTGCGGCTGAAGCACAAGGTGCGGTGACGATTGCTGTCGGATCGTGACGCTCGATGACGACAAGACGCTTCACGCCGGACTTGCCGTGGATTGAACCGGCCACACGGATAGGCTGGTGGGCGCGACCATAAGGATTGCCGTCCACGCCCAGTCCGAATTGGATGTCCGCTCCTGCCTTGCGGGCGATGTAGTCTCGGACGGCCACGATGTGGGCAACCTCAAGACCCTCGACCTGCCAGTAGGCATGACGCTTTGCCCTGCCTTCCTCGGTCATGCCACCGGACAGCACGACCATCGCCGCCGGCCCAAAGTTCTGCTCCACGAAGGCCAGCTTGGCGTCGGTGTCGCCGGTGTCGAAGTCTGCACATACTGTGCGGAACACGTCGCAGTTCTCGGCGGTACCACGGTCCTCTTTGAGTGTGCAAGGGACGATGAATGTTGCGACGTCGTGCTGTCCCCACCTAGTGGCGTGGAAGATCACGGCTGACACGAACCTATCCCATCCCATACGCTCTGGCTCCAGGAAGATGTCCTCACGGAATACGCCCTCTCTGGACGTACCTTTTTCGCCGATGCCACGGATGCACACGAAGCCCTTGGCTTCCTTGCCGAACAGCAGTTCGACATGGGTAGCTACGGCGTCGTTATCAATGGGAATCATGTCGCTCATGTTGGGTCGGGTATTCCTGGGCGTTGGGCGGCCTAGGTCAACTCCACAATCTCACCCTTTGCCTTGAGGGAAAGGGCCAGCCATGTTGCGGTCATGTCGTCGAGCTGCTTCATCTCCTCTGGGGGTACCACGAAAGACAGTCTGCCTGCGCCACGGAAGTGCTGGAGTCGGTCCGGTCTGATCACCTCGGCCCGGTTAGCCCAGCCCATGAAGGTCACGGCTCGGTCATTGTACTCGACTCGCATTAGGACATAGATGTCCACCAATTCCTTGGTGGTAATCTCTCCGTTGATTTCGTAAGACGGCACTAGTAGGTGGGGGTTGATGTGGTGGCTTGACTTTACCTCCACGGACTGGCCGTTGCCGGCCATGAAGTCAACGGTACCGGACCGGGGTGACACGGTGTCGTCTCGCTCCATGCTGAACAGCTTGGAGAAGGCGATCTCACCCAGCAGACCGACCAAGTCCATGACGGCACCGGATTGCTTGCCGACGTGCTGGTCTGGGACGCCGGCGGCCCGGCTCGACTCATGCCTGGCAAGGCTTTCAGCCTCGGCCTGGGTCATGGTGATGTCGTCCAGCTTGATGCGGAGTTTCACAGGCTTCTGATAAAAATTGGAGTCTGCTCGCCGACATATGATCCCATGACATTGAAAGACATGTGTTCGATGGCGTCCTCTTCTGACATGCCGTCGGCCATTAAAACACGGACGCAAGTCTCGTAGTCATAGACCACACGCACGTCGCCGGATTCAGTCAATCCGACGATAGCTGCGTCGAATCCGTCAGCCGTAAGGGTTGTGGTATCGCTTTCCTCGACGTATTGTTCAAGGCTCTTGCGGTTTTCTTTGGCCTGCTTCTTGAGCATGGCTTTTTCGGTTTTGTGGATACTCATGTTGGGATTAAATATTGCTCCATTGGGAAGCCATTGCGTCAGCAATACCCTGGAAGGTCTTCGACCTGGCCTTCGCACGCTGGGACTGGGGGAGGCATGACGTTTCGTAGAACCAATCGCTCATCTTCTTTGTCTTCCCGGTCTTCGGGCTGATCCACATCTTATATCCGCCCTTCTCCACGATGTTGGTTGGCTTGAGCAATGGCAGGTTCTTCAGCCAAAGGCATGTTGCCTTCGTCGTGCTATGCCCAAACTGCCAAGGGTTAATTACTTGGTCTGGCTTTCTGATCCTTGAACTGATTATCGAAACAGGGTTTTCGATGGCGATCATATTGATGTTCGCATCCATCATCCTCCTTACGAAATTCAAAGCTTCTTCTTGCCTGCCGTCGGCGATCTTCTTTGCGAAGTGTGCGGCGCCGCTCACGGCAAGGTGCGTGCAAGGCGGGTGAGCAATCATCATGTCCCATCCTTGGTCCATGATGTCGAACACGTCACCTTGGTAGTGCGGCCCAGGGACATCGGTCGGGAGGATATCACAGGACATTGCGTCATGCCCTGCTTTTATGAATGCGTCTCGGACTGTGCCGGAATACTCGCATGCGATTAGTACTTTCATGTCGGTTGGTGTTGGGAAATTACCAAGCCCATCCCTTGGGCTGTTCGACCGGGGCGATGACCTGTTCGGTCACGCCGTGGCAACGCTTCTTGTAGTCGCACCACTTGCACTTAAAGTCATCGACGCCTCGACCGATGCGGCCAAGCTGCTCTGGGTTGTCGGTCTTCACGATCCGCACGGCGCGGTCGATGTACGACTGGGCGTCGCGAGCGTTGAACGGAACCATTTCAATGTGCAGTTCGCCGGTGTCTCGGTTGATGGCCGTGAACAGGCACGACAGTAGATCCTTGTAAGCCATGTAGACCTGGACCTGGGCGTAGTACACAGGCTTGGAATCCTTTAGCCCCTTCTTGACCACGTCGCTCCAGCTCTTCTCGCCGAGGGCTTTGCTCTCCCAAAGGCATGGGTAGAATACGCCGGCCAGGGCAGGGCCGTCGTTAATGATGCCATCAAGATGGCCCTTGAACTTGTCGCCGGCGTCGGAGATGCCGAACTGCTTGCCGTCAACCTGGTGGGTCTGAAGATCAAAGCCGGCTAGGATCAGATACTCGGCGACACGCTCTTCGCCGTCATGTCCCATGTCGAAGATGCGCAAGGTGTTGGCCTTGAATTCCGCTCCTTCGTCCTTCGGCGTCATGTGGAATTCGTACGCAAGGCGACGCTCGCATTCGTCGCCGATGCGTGACGCTCCCAGGTACTGGCGTGGCACCTGCTTGTTGCGGTGTGCCTTGGTTGCTGCGTCGATCAAGGCTTTCACGCCTTCGGCAATCTCGCAGGGTTTGGTTTCTGGTTTGAACATGTTGGGATTAAATCGAAAGTACTTTGGCTTTAATAAAACGCTCGCGCCACTTCCATGTTAAAGCACATGTAGCACGGTACTTGGTCATGCCTGCGGCGGAGAATACATCAAGCCCAAGCTGGATTAATTGCTTATCGGATGGGGGTTCGGTCAGCCAACGCTTGCTCTTCCGGGCTGCGTCCTTGTCGCCATGCTCACGGAGGTAGTCGTCTGCGGATGCTACGGCCTGGAGCCGGTCGTCGGTCACGGAGATTAGGGTGGCGCCGGTGGCACCATCCTTGCCGCCGATGGCGTACTGCTTGCCGTCGTGTTGTAGTACGCAAACCCATGCGGTCATGGCCGATGCAATGGTAACCATGCCGTCCCAGAAAGACTCCCACCGGAAGGGGGACATGTCCATGATCTCTACCTCGGTGAGGGTAAAGTTGACTAGGTCGCCACGTTCCTCGGCTTCCTTCTGGCGACGCTCGACGCCGTCAAAGATATGCTCACAGGCTGGGCATACTGCCACGCCTAGGGGTACTTCCATCTTGCAGGAAGGGCAGACCTTGGTCTTCGCCTCGCCCTTGACCGGCTCCAGCACGACGTCCGTGTCTAGTCCGCCGTGGGTAAGGATTGAGTAACCAAAGTCTAGGACCACGCAGTCAGACTTAATGGATCCGGGGTGCTTCTCTGGGTCTACCTTGCGTAGCCCACGCCCGATCATTTGAATCATGGTAGACTTAAATGAGCATGGACGCAGCAGGATAACACAGCTAACCGTCTGGCAGTCATAGCCTTCGGTCAGCACGGCCACGTTGACCAGCACCTGGGTGCGGTCCTTCTCAAAGTCAATGAGTGCGCGACGTCGGTCACCGTCTGACAGGTTGCCGTGGACGATATCGGCCTTGATACCGGCGTCGCAGAAAGCTTGGGTCACATGCTCCGCATGCTCAACGGTTGAGCAGAAAGCTATGGTCTTCCGAGTGCCAGCCTTCTCTCGCCACTCGGCGATGACACGCTCGGTGACGGCTGACTTGTCCATGATCGCCTCGACCTCGGCCATGTCGAAGTCGGCAACGGTACGCTTCACGCCGGCCAGTTCGGACCGCAGCCCGCAGTCGATGACGAACACCCTAGGGCGGACTAGGTTGCCGGCGTCGATCAGCTCTTTGATGGAGATGACGTCGGCGACGTTGGAGAATACTGCGGCGAGGGCTTTCTTGTCGGCACGCTGTGGTGTGGCTGTGACGCCGAAGATATGTACCGAAGGGTTGATCTCCCTAGCCCGGTCAATGATGCGGAGGTAGGAATCTGCGGCCACATGGTGGGCTTCGTCGATGACGAGTAGGTCCACAGGTGGCATGGTGGCTAGGTTCTCATCCCTCGCCAGGGTCTGAACCATAGCAAAGGTGACGCCATCGGACCAGCGTTTGCGGTCTGCGGCGAATATGTCGGTCGGAGTATCGGCGTCGATCCTCCGGTAGGTGGCTCGGTTCTGGGCGACCAGTTCGTCTCGATGCTGTAGGACGATGGTCTTGCCTTTGCCTGCATGCTTGATGACGGATGACAGCATGACAGTCTTGCCGGCGCCGGTGGGGGCGACGCCTAGCGTGTTACCCTTTTCCTTGAGGGCGTAGTTAACCTTGTGAACGAAGTCCACCTGCCTAGGTCGGAGCTTCATTGAATAAAAGTGGGGGGTGGCGGGAGAGGCAAACCCAACATCTGCGTCACCGCTGCGAGCGTAGACGGAAGTTGCTGGACCGACGGCCAGGTTGTCGTCTCGCTCTCACCCTTGATGTTAAGGAGCAAAAGGACAAACGTCCCTTGATAAGATGCTGACATATTATTCTCGTTTGTCAGCATCTTAATCAAGGGACGCCTGGATGGTGTCCGATTAGAACGGATTGGAGGAAGACGGAGTCTTCACCCAACCCGGAGCAGCCGTCGGGGCAGGGGCGGAGAAGGCCGCAGAGCGAGCCTGTTCCACCACGCCAGACTGGCCGGCAATCAGCTTCTGGAAGTCGCGGTAGCCACCGGAAGCGGCGTTGGGCGACAGCCATTCGCCGACCTTGTTCTTGTCGGCGTAGGCCGGATCGGTGTTCTTCTCGACCTTGACCTTGATGGCGACACGCTGGCCGTCCATGAAGTTCATAATGGCGAGAGTTTCCTTGCCGGTGAAAGCCTCGTAGGACTTCGGGTCAGCGACCTTGAAGTGACCGCTGGACTCGAAGATGCGGGTGATGGACGTGATGCCCATCTTGCGCCACTTCTCGCCGTTGCGGTCGTCCTGGACGTCGGGGATCATGTCGAAGACCTTACGGCCCTCATACTCGCCGCCGATGATCGTGAGAGTCACCGGGTAGTAGGTGCCGCCGCTGGTCTTCGACTGCTTGGCACCGCTGACGGTGACCAACGCCCATGCGAGGGTGCCGTTGGGGATGAGTTCCGGGGCCGAGCCGGCGCCGGAGGTGGGGGAGAACATGCTCATGGTATGTATTACTTGGTGTTGGGTTTGGGGGTGGAAGCGGGGATGGTGCGGACGAGGTTGGTATCGACACGCTTACCTTCACGAATCTTTTTGATGAGGGCGCCGAGGTCGGGAGCCTCAAGGATATCAAGGCGACCGGAGCGGTCCTTGGCGGGGTAACCCCACGGATTCTGCTGCTGGCAGCAGAAGGCACGATACATAGAGCCATCCTCATTCTTGAAGTTCTGAAGGGTGATGACCTGGTCGAAGATACCCGGAAGCTCACGGCCAGTCTTGCTGCCCTCGATCTGCGGATTCCAAGACACACGCTTGAGGTCATCGACCTCTTGGTCGAGAATGCCAGACAGGATGATAGACTTGCTGCTGTGCTGGAGGTGGGTCAGCCAGCGGATCATCTCTTGGCCGAGCAGTCCGTAGGCACCGCGAGTGTCCGGTTTGCCTTCACGGTTGAACGTCTCCGGCTGGACCTTGGCCCACTTGAAGCACTCACGACCGGCGACCGTGATGGAGTCGATGAAGATCGTGTCGTACTTGGCAAGGTCGATGTTGGCGAAGGCCGCCGAGACAGCCTCATGCACAGGCTTGGAGTACGGACCGGTGGCGTCGCTGGGATCGTGGCCGCCGACGTACAGGGCAAGCGCGCGGGCAATTTCCCACGGATACTTACCGAAGGTCTGGGCGACATCGCGGACGTCGATGACGTCTGCCGGCCAGTCCTGGATGGCGAGGGTGCCGGCCTCAAGGTCCACGAAGAGCGTGGTCTTGGGGTCGAGGGTGCGAGCCTGCGTGGTCTTGCCGACGCCGGCAGGGCCGAACAGGGCGATGTTGATTTTTGGGACCGCTTTGAGGCGGTCGTCGGCCTTGATGATTTTGATCATGTTTTTGTTGGGTTGGGAGATTAGGAAACGAAGGTGAACTTGGGTTCGCTGTACTTGACCGTGCGGGCGTCGAGCAGCTTGTCCCGAAGGGCGTTCTCGGTGACAGCCTGGAACGTCTTCTCCGGCACGGAGAATTCGATCTTAAACATGCGCTGGACTTGGTCGTAGGGCAGGGAGCGAGCGACCAGTTCCAACTTGGGACTGTCCCACTTGACGGTGGCGCGAACCTCGGACGTGAGCTTGACGCCCTCGGACTCAAAGGTGTGCTGGCCGTGGGTCTTGCCATCCTCTTCCAGGGCGGACTTGATCACGTCGGCGAACCGGGTGGTCAGTTCCGACTGGACGTCGGCAAGTCGAGCCTTGGCGGCTTCGACGATGTTGTTCTGAATGGAGGCGGCATCGCGGAGTTCCGCGATGTCCATCTCCGTGAGAGCCTTAACGGCTGCTGCGGACTTTTTGTTTTTCATGTCGGTGGGAAAGCTTCGTCTCGGCGTTGGGTGCGGAGTTCAGCAGGAAGGAGTTAAGATCGATGACACGGCCATCGCGCTTGGCAAGGTCCATTAACTGGACGATACGGTGTGCCGGAAGGCTGTCACGTTCAGACCACTTCTCAATAGTCTTAACGGAGAGAGCGTAGCCGGCGGCGTTGAGTTTACGCCAGAGATTGATGCGACCGCCGAAGTAGGCGACCAGCTTTTGAATGTCGAGTTTGATGTCCACGGTGTTGGGTCCGATGAGAGGGGTATGCCTACTGGGTGTAGGTGCGTCAATCACCACTTTGAATTTACTATGCTTTTTTTACAGGCTTGACATCTCCTACACAATGTAGGATACTGTTTCCCTTCACCCAACCTATGAACATCCAATATATCAAGGCCAGCCTCATCAAGAAGCTCGCCAAGTCCCACGGCAAGCGAGTCTCCAAAGACTTCCTCATCGCCCTCGACGGCTACGTCGAGAAGAAGATCCTTCTCGCATGCGAGACTCACAACGGCGGCAAGGTGACGCTCGATGGCGGCATTGCCCACCACCTGTTCGTGGGTGGCTTTAAGAAGATTAAGTAATCAGTTCCGGTTGATGCCGGCGCCTTTTGCTTTTACCCACAGGATTGAGAAGTCAACGATCTGGGAAGCAGAGGCGCCGGCAATGCCGACACATGCGTCACGCAGACCCTGTGTCATAGATACATCCTTCAGCCCCTGGCCGACGAACCAAGCGACAATGCCGGCGGCTAGTACATAGCGCGCGGCCTTGCCCCACGTCATCCCAGGAGCGGTAGACAGTAGCAACCTGGCGATCATGCCGGCCATACCAATGATGGCAGCCCATAAGCCTCCGTTCTGGAGCTGCTCTAAAAGGCCGTATTCTTCTGGGGGTTTCATCTTTTTACAGTCATCAGCAACATTATATTTGCTAGGGAGTAGCACCCCCACATTACGGCGAGAGCAGGTCGTCCGGCGCAGAAGCAAGCAATACTGGCAGAGAGGTAGGCAGCCGAGGCGATGCCAGGGACAATGATTGTTGTGAAAAATTCTATATTCATCGGCGGTAACCCATTCTCCATAGGGCTTCAGCAATGATAGTAGCCGTTGCTGCTACGCTCTTCTCTCCTGCGTATGGATTCGCAACGTGTAGAAATTCGTGGACGGCAGAATCCAACATCTCAAATGCAGGCTGTCGAGGATCCAAAGTTACCTCCCCGGTAGCCTTGTCGGCCTGGCCGAAGTCGGTGTCATTCTTGTTAGTGGGCGGAAGGTCGCCCAGTTCCTTGAAATTAATTTTTATCCTCGGTCTTTTCATTTTCGTTAATCGAGTCTTTCACTCGGTCGTACAGCCACCACAGCCCTAGTCCGCATGAAGCGGCAATCGTAGTACCTGCTGTAATGGCAAAATATTCTGACTCGTAAATGAACGGCACAGCGCCGGCCAGCAGGCCGCACAGTAGGATGGGCAGTCCAATCTTTGGACCTAGAAACGCCGTTGCCAGCGCGCCACATACTGCCAGCCCTCCACCAATCCAGGTCCAGGTTTGCTGCGCCTGGTCCTTCTTAACACGATCAACCTCGGCAATCAGTTCCTTGATGCGGGCATCCTTTAAATTAGACACCCTCTTGGCTTCCAATTGGTCAGCCTCCAGACGCTCCCACGCCTTGTTCACAGCCGTCGCCAATTGCCGGCCAAAGGCCATTTGCTTGGCGTAGTCAACCTCGCTACCCTTGGCCGCTCGCGCCAAGCTGAACGCAACGTCCTGCTCCGGAGGGACAGGCAAGTATGACTGGGCTAGGCGAGATTCAGCTACCACGACCTTCGGCTTATCCGCATTCCGCTCAATGGCGACTAGGGCAGCACCGACACGATGGTCTGTCTTATCCAGATCCTTACCTAGTTCTACGACGACCGACTCCTTGGTCGGAGCCGGCGGCTGGACTGGCAGTTCGGGCGTAGTCGAGCATCCCGCCAGGGCGAGAAGGAAGGCTGCCAGTCCGTACCTCACTTACTTCTTTTTAGTTTTGCCCTTGAGGGCGTCGAGGATGTCCACGGCCTTATCGACCTTGGATGAGTTGGCATTTTTCACGCCTGCGGCAAAGCCACAGGCAAATCCGATAACTAGGGTAATAGCGGCGAATAGCATAGTCCAACCATTGTCCTCAAGACTGGGGTTTGGTCAACCGTTTCAGCCACCTGTAGACTTTGCCTAGTTGATTGGCGTTGGACGATGACTTGATGCGGTTGGCTAGGTAGGATACTACCACCACGTTGCCTTTAATGTAGCCTTTAGAGTTGTCCACGCGGTCTATGGTGGGGGATGAGTCGATGGGGGTGCCATCGATACCCCTCTTGAACAGGATGCCCAGGACAGGGCAATGTGTGCCTATCGGGATGTCGGATGGCTTGAGGTTAAACTCCAATCCACTCTTGGCAGCCCTCTGTTTGGCTAGGCCGAGAAGGTATCTCGCCGGATTTGCGGTCCGGTATGTCTTTAGCCAGGCGGCCTTCTCTGGGCCGGTCTTAATCTAGGTCTAGCGCCACTTGCCGCTCCGTAGGAGCAGGCCAATAACGCCATAGTTTGCGAGATCGGACCAAGAATCGATAATCGGTTCATTGGTGGCAGCCGGCTCGCCCTTCATCTCCTTGGTGAGGAGATTCCGGATGCGGCTTACCTTATCCTGGGTGCGGACCATGACACCCAACTCGCCGTTCAAACTGATATTGCTACTCCCATAGTCCAACTGCTTACGGTCCATAAGCTGGGCTAGGGGAATAATGGCGCGGAGGTATTCGCGTCCCATTTCAGTCTGTAGGCCGAGATCAGCGTGAAGCTTATCGGCCAGGGCGTCGGTATCAATGTTGGGCATTGCGAGATCATCCTCCCACAACACCCAACATTCGTCAACTGATTCGTTACTTCTTGGGTTTAGGCGCGCCGGACAGACCCTCGACGATAGACTCCGAGATGTCCTTGTCGCGGGCGTAGTAGTTCACCACGCCACCCGCCACAGGGTTGAAAGCGGAGGCTCCCCCCACGGCCATAGGCTTGAGGACCGTATCCTTGACGGCCTTGGCTGCGTTGTAATTTGCGGCATCGGAGTCGCCGGCGTTAGCGACGGCCTTGTAGGCTGCTCCTCCAAGGCGACCGATGGCTTCGGGGATAGGTCCGCCGGGGAGTTGACCGCGAGAGAACCAGCGCATGGCGTATTCAAACTTCTTACCGAACATGCCGGCGTAGGATGCTGAATCGAGAGTCTTCAGTTCGTCTTCCTTTTCCAGCCAGTCGTCGCCGGAATCGGATGGGAACATAGAGGCAACAAGGGCTTTGGTGGCAATAGAAGCCGCAACAGTCATCGTCCCGCCGGCAATCATAGGCATAGCATATTTCACGCGATCCAGAGCGGTGATTTGCGCCATCGGGTTTACCGCTCGCAGGGCTGTGTCATACATGCGGTCCTTAACTAGGTTCGCGTAGGCGTATGAGTAGTTCATCAACTGCATCAGCAGGCGACCGAAGACGTTCGTAGATCCGGCAATCTTCATGGACGCATCGGTCTGAATAGCCATTCCTGTGCTAGTACGCTGAAGCGCCTGGCGGTAGAAGATAGCTTGGCGATCACCACCCAATACGGCGGCCTGGTAATCCGCATCGTTCATATCCTTTAGGGAGGCTACGAAGTTAGCGAAGTCGGCATGATCTGCATCCGGCACACCGGCTTCACGCATCATAGCCCTAGCCGAAGATTCGGCAGACACGTCTACTCCGGCTGCGGAGAACACGTTCTGTAATGCAGAGTTTCCGTTGAACGTGCGGGCGACGTTAAGTAGATGTCCTCTGGCTATAGCCATCGACGCAGAAATCTTTGCGCGTTCTGACTGCTCCATAAGGTTGGCGCGAAGTACACGCTGGGTAAGCCAACGTGCCATCGGGCTACCTTCAACCTCCTGGTCAGAATTGAAATCGATGGCGCTATCTTGGGCGATACGTTCAAGTTCGACGTGGGTAAGTCCGAGGGTTTCAGCCAGAGCCGTGTCCATAGCCTTTCCGAACTCCTTACGACCCTTGTAGTACTTGCGGACGGCGTTTGAGTCGTTGATTGAATTGCGAAGCTCACGACCGAAGTGCGCCCAGGTCTTGGCTACCGCCTCAATGGCGAGCAAGGGCGACCCAGTACGGATGCCGTAGGAAATCGGTTCAAGGAACAGATTGTTGATATAGCTCAACGTAAGGTAGCCGGATACGACGACGAAGTTCGCCCAGTCCATGAACCTGGCCTGGAATCCTTTGAGTCGTTCATTGCCTACGTCCAGCGACCCACGAATAAGTTCTGCAACCTCCTCCTGTGCATCTCCGGTCAATCCATCATTGTTCAATTGAACCATCATCTGGCTGAACTTTTTACCATCTACTCCGAAGGCGCGAGTCAGTTCAGACTTTTTGACGGCTGCGTAGATGTATCGGGTAACGACCTTGTCGATATCGTCGTCCGTGAAGGCGTCGCCAATGGCAGCCTCTTCTGTGGTAAATGTACGAGGGTCTGAATGATCCGGGAGCTTGGCTTCACGGATGCCAGAGTCGCCTAGTTGAACCTCATCGAGTCGTCCATTCTGCGCGCGCCAAGCCCAGGCTTCAGCCATCTGCTGGTAGTGAGCGTCGTCCTTTGTGTCATGCTCGGCCTGTAGCGCGGCAATCTGCTCATCAGCCCTGTCGCGGGCGTCCTGCTGGTATTCGGCGTCCGGCTTAACCCTTCGACCGGCCTTCTGGTCTAGGTCCTTCTTTCGAGCAGCCTCTGCGTCAACGCCCTGGTTGATTTCGTCGATTGCCTTGTTGAGAAGACGCAAGTCTCGCTTCTGGTACATTTCCTTGGCCGCCGTGAAGAAAGCCTGTAAGTTCTCCTGGATCTTCTTTGAAGACCAGATGCGAGGGAAGTATCCTTCGCCGGCATCACCCATCTCCATTCCTGCTTCAGTCTGGTATTCCAAAAGCTCCTTCATCATCTGACGAAAATCAAGGACAGCCTGTCCAAGTTCGCCAGACGGAAGAGGATCTAGTCCGATGACATAGCGCCGAAATTGCTTATCCCATTCCTTGCGCTGGTCGCCATTCATATTGGCGAACTGGGTAGCAAATCGGTTTAGGATGTTAGAATACTTGTTAGCGAACTGCGCGCGAATCTGTTTAATCCGCTGCGGAATAGAGTTTGCAACAGCCTCCGTGACGGGTTTGCCGTCTGGTCCAGTCGTCGTCACTTCGGCGTCAGCATCCGGACCTGCCTTGGTAAAGATCAAGTTCGCCAGTTTACGCATAGTAGGCGAATTGGGATTCTGGGATACATGCTCCCACATCTTATCCGCTCGGCTATCCAGGAACCGTAGCGTGACGATGGACATAGGGAAGCGGGCTAAAACCTTCGCTCGATTCCAGATGTCCTTCATCTGCTGCTTGGTCATCTTGCCGGCCATGCTCTTGGACCATTGGGCGAACTTGATGCCGGTCTTGGCGATAAGCTTACCGATGCGGTACGCCCAAGCTGACAAAGCTTGGGGGCTAATGGACAGCAGCTTTGTCATCGGCTTGTCTGGGTCGCCAAGTACGTCGCGTTCCCACTCGTCTAGCAGCTTCGTGATACGCTCCATGAGCGTGGCAGGGTCGCCTTGCGCGGCAGCCTTGATGTCGGCAATCAGCTTGCGTTGCTCCGGCGTGTACTGGTCTGGGATGTTGGCAGTTACTTCATTTGTCTTCGTAATCCATTCTCCATTATCCGGATCCTTGAAAGCATAAGATTCTCCGCGAGCAGATTCCTCGTAGTCCGGTCCGTTATCGAATACGTTTTCCTTTCCGAGAAGAGAAACCATACCTGCTGTCGGACGGTTTAACGGGTCTTTGACGGTTGCGCTGTACGTTTCAGCTGTATTTTCTTCGCTGCGCTTTCCTCGTTCAATAATCTCTGCCTGGATTACCTTTGAAAGACCTTTGTTACGGTGCTTCTTTTGGACGTGGATATGGTCGAGCTTTCGATTGCCGTCATAGTCGTGGTAATCAAACTCGGCAATCGTTTTTCCATCCAGTACTACGCGACCCTTGCCAAAGTTCTCATTGTTAGGGTTATCTGCGGTGCTTCCGGATTGCTCAATAACCAGCTTTGCGCCGGCCAGATCAGCCGGCATCTTGGTAGCCTCTTGCGTGATGAAGCCACGCTTTGCAAGGTCTGCGTCGCGGTGATTGGCGACGTCGCCTGCTGGAGTTACGACTGCTCCTCGTCCGGCGTCTCGTCCGGACTGTTGATTTGCAGTTCCGGTGGCAGTAGTGCTTCCAGTTCCGCCGGGAATGGATCCGGCGCTTCCCCCAGGTACGCTATCTCCAGGTAGTTCTCGCGCGTTATCGGCGTCGATGTCGCTCGGAGAAAGTCCATCGTCGGGTCGGAATTCGGGCTGCTTTCCAAGCCAGCTGTAGTTACCGATTCCTCCTCCGTTTTTGTCGGTGAATTTCTTTCCAACGGCAATTGATTTCCGTTGGGCTTCTGCGAGGGAGATGTTTCCATTTTTGTAAGAATTCCAAATTTTATTGATGGCTGCAACATTTTTAGCACTCTTGAATTCCTTGGGGAATCCACCACGGATTGCCTCCCAGGTGATAGATTGCATTTCGCGGGGCAAGATGCCGACTTCGGCAGCGGCCTGGCGGTAGGCTTCGGCGTACAGGGCGTACGTTCCGCTGACCCCGACACGGTCGTCTCCAAAGGTTCCGAAGTTGTGCTTAACCTCAATGCTCTTGCCGGCCAGCGGTCGAACAAGGGCTGCCGCTACGGCATGCGTATCAATAGTGACATGTCCGTCCTTGCTGTTAGGAGCGATGATGTTGTTGTAGAAGTTACGAACCTTATGCTCTGATCCCATCTGCTGCGAAATATTAGCGATGCTTCCGTCTTCTAGGACTGAAATCGCCTTCTTGATCATAGACAGGGAACCCCATCCGTACCTTGCAATATCGCTTTCGCCTTTCTTTGGTTTTTTCTTTGCGATACCAAGCCTGTCTCCCTCCGGGGAAAGGATATAAAATGAATTATTCGTGTACGTCTCGCTGTGCATGCGAGTGAACATGGCTTTTTGAGAAAGGTCCATATCCTTGTACTTCTTACCAATAAGCTTCTTCATGTAAGCAAGCTTCTTGGCGTCGAACAACGGTCGCTCTGGCCCCTTCTTTGGCTTGGTCGTCATCTTGGTCGCCTTGTCGTACATCTCTTGCGAGAACGGATCATTCTTATGTTGGCTCGCCACTTTCATTACATACTCCGCGAGGGCCACGTTCATAAACCAATCTTTCTGCGGGGATAGGGCCGCCATTACGGCAGCTGCCTGCTCCGGCGTTGCTCCATACTTCTTTGCAAAATCTCGCGCAATTCGGTTTGCTCCGTCATACCATAGCTTGCTTCTCGCGCGTACGGCTGGGGGGACCAGGTTATGGAGCCAGATCAGATTCTCCTTAACCATTTTAACAAAACGCTCGTTCGTCTCTCTAGCCGTCTCGCCTTCGACAGGGCGCATATTGGGATATTTCAAGACGGTCTTTGCAGACTTTTCGGCCATTTCTTCGGTCGAGTTTAAAGCGTCAGTACCAATGATTAATTTCTGTGCGACAAAATCTTCAGTTGGGTTTTTGCTGTCCGGCTGTCTAGTAGAGATTTCAGATGATCCTTCATCAAACTTTGGTGCGTTAGTTACGTTAAATTCCTTTAGGTTATTAATCGTCTCTGTGGTTGTTTTACCAACAAGCTTCAAAGCCTTATCGAAAAGTTCTTTCAATTTCTTCTGGTCAATCTTGCCAAAGCTTTCCGTGATTGACTTGGCTACGGATGGGAAGTCCTTGACGCCGCGAGCAATCATCAAGGTCATCTTCTTAACGACAAGATAGCTAAACTGTCCACCAAGACCAACGATGTCATTGGTGCGGTTATTGTCCGTGAAGTCCCTTATTTCAGCGTCTAGGTCCAGTTCGGCTTGGGCAAGCGAACCGCCCTTGGAGGCTTCCTCGATCTTCTTGCGAAGTTTATTCGCCTGCTTGCTGTCTCCCTTGCCGGCCTTCTCAAGGTTGGCTAATTGTACCCTGGCCTGCGCGACGGCCTTTGAGTCTTCCTTGGCCGTAGCATCCGGCGCCGCTTCGGTTGCGGCAGCGGCAGGTTCAGCCGCCGGAGCTGCTTCAGTAACAGGTTCTACTGGAGCAACAACCGGCGCAGTCGGAGTATCCTGGTAGTCGTACTGCTCGTCTGGAGCGGTCGGGTCGATAGGCGCGGCGTTCGGGTTGACCGGGGCGTTAGGCTTGGCGGCAGGCTGACCGGACAGGATGCGTTCAACCTTCTCCTTGTTCTGGGCGATTCGGTCGTCCAGGTTCTTGGTCTTGCGACCTTCCTTAATAGCCTTCTCGCGCGCCTTTTGGTCGTTAATGATGTTGTTATGCGCGACGTTGATCAGACTGCGAAGGGGCTGGGCAAGACCAGCGTATCGGCGGTCGTTACGAGGATCGGTGGCGTTGACGTTGCCGGAAGGGGCAACGGTCGGGGCGGGGGCAGAAGACACCTGCTGACCTTTTAGCTTGGCCGCGTCTTCGCGCAGGCCGGCGACGAATGAAGACTTGGGTGTTGCGCTAGGAGCGGGGGTTGGCGCCGGCTGGGCTACCTGCGGGGCAGGTGCGGGCGTCGGTGCGGGAGCAGCCTGCTGCGCGGGAGTCGGGGCAGGGGCTGCCTGGGCGGCCTTGCGACGCATGACATCTCCATCGGATTCAAATCCGAACCTGCTGTAGAAATCCTCAAGCCTTTGTCTCTTGGCTTGATCGCCAGCAGGGATGACCATCAAATTGATGCCTAGCTTGTCAGCAGCAGCAATGATTGCCTTCATTGCCTTCGTTCCAGCACCTTGACCTTTGTTCTCCGCTTCAATGTTTGCAATCTCAACCTCTGAATCGGTGTAGTTTTCAAATCGAAGGGATGAAATACCAGGCTGGCTTCCAACTTCATTTTCAAGTTTGCTTGCGTTTGTATCAGCCTGGGTCTGCTGGGCAGTAGGCGCAGGGGCAGCCACAGGAGCAGCCTGTGCGGTAGGAGCAACAGCGGCGGCGCCAAGCTTGGAGGCGATAGCCGCCTTGGTTCGACGAATCTGCTCTTCCTTCTGTTCGGTCTTGTAGTTCTTGGCCTTCAAGTCTGCCAACGCAGTTTCTTGCTCTCCAAGTCTGGCAAACAGTTTACGAAGTTCAGTCTTAACGTCTGCACGCAGGTCGTCGAACCGAGGATCCTGGCGAGGGTCGCCGCCGTTGTAGGCAGGAGTTGCTGGAGTTGCAGGAGCAGGGGTGGCTGCCGGAGCGGGAGTGGGCGTAGCCGGCGTTGGAGCGGGTGTAGCAGGAGCAGGCGTTGCGGCGGTAGGGGTGACTAGAGGGGCAGGCGCGGCAGGAGCATTCGGGCGAGCGACTGGTGCAGGAGGGACTTCGCCGGCAATCGGAGTAGATGGAGTCGGTGTGACTGGCGTAGGTGCAACAGGAGCAGGGGCAACTGGAGTCGGTGCGACCGGCGCAGGAGCGACTGGCGCGGCTGCTGGTGCAGGTGCTGCCTCAAGCTGCGCGGTGATGCTGTCTGCTGCTTGAATAGCATCTCCATATGCAATGGCAGAGTCGTTAACGGCTTTTTCAGCAGCCTGTAACGCTGCCAGCTTTTCGGCATTCTCTGGGTCGTCCTTCAAGGCAGCTTCTGCTACCTCCTTATCGAAGAGAGATTTATTAAAAGCCGCATCGGCCTGGGACTTTCGTTCGTTGGCCGCGTTAAGTTGTTCCTGGAGGGCGATGGTAGGATCGACGGCAGGAGCGGCGGCAGGGTCAACGGCAGCAGCAGGGTCAACCGTAGGTGCTACAGGTGCAACCGGAGCAGCTGGCGGAGGCTGGGCAGCGCCGGACGTAGGAGCAATCGGAGCAGGTTCATTAACCATGCCAAGGCCGACCGTGTTGAGGCGAGCAGCGTCTGACGCGGCGTTCGCCTGGGCGTTGGCAGCGATTGCATTAGATGCAATGCCTTCCGTGTTGCCCAAAAAAGCACCTAGACCTGCCGAAGAAAGTATATCCTGGGCAGACGTTTCTTGGTTCTTTGCCCAGTTAGTAATGAATGTAGTTCCGACTTCTTCACCGGCTTCCTTTGCTCGACCAATCAAGAACCTAGAAATAAATTTAGCACCACCAGGAATAAATTCGTTAATTGCTCCCAGGCCAGTCACGGCTGCGCCTTCGACGTTGGCTTCAAACCTAGCGTCCTTCTTGCCCTGTGCATACTCTTGGTCGAAGTTTTCCGGATTCTTATTAACAGCAGCAACCCATCCATCGACGTCTTGCAGAATATCAACGCCGTTTTCCTCGCCCCATTTAACTAGCTTCTCAAGGACGTTAGGATCATAGGACATCTTTGCTGAAGACAGGCCGCCACCCAAAAGACCTGCCGCCCTGATTGCTCCTTGGCTTGCTCCTCCTCGTCGTGCTGCTGCGGCGAGAGCCGCCGCCGCTACCACGCCTTTGGTGGTGCCAATAGCAGACCCAACACCCAATTCAAGTACTGGTCCAGGGCTTGAGAAGAATGCTTTTGTTGCGTTCCATGCACCCTTTGCCTTGTTAAATTCATCCATGCCGGCAGACGTTCCCTGCGCTGACTTTAGCACCATATTGGTGTCTTTGATAAGACCCTTCATCTTCTCGATTTCTGAATCAAGTTGTCCTCCGTAGACTCCGTTGCGAAGGTCTTTAAGTTCATCATACTCCTCATTGCTCAAACCGCTAAACGCGGTCCGCATGTTATATCTGTGTTGAAGTTCATCCCCGCGCGCCTTAATCCCAGCTTCTCCAAGCGTGGCGTAGGTGCTGCGAGCGTTGAGGCGTCTAGCCAATCCGGCATAAAGGTCAGACTGGGTGGAGCCATACCATGATCGAACAAAGGCGTCGCTTAATGCTCCACCTTCACCAAACAGAGGTTTGATGACAGACTTTGTCGGCTGTGATACGCGCTGTAGCGTACGACCAAACCTAGACGCAATACCTGGGGATTCTCCCTGTAATCCATTTTCACCAAGCTTGTAGTCTGGGATTACGCGATCAGCAATCTGCTCTGAAGTTAGCTTAACTGGCTGCTCGTTTGGAGCGGCAGCAACGATGGCATCGGCGACCGACGGAGCGGCTGCGACCGGCGCCGGTTTCTCTACCTGGACGACAGGTTCAGACTGTGCATCTAGTTCTGCAAAGAGGTTTGTTTTCTTTACAGGTGACTGCTGTGCAGCCAGGTTATCTAGTTCTTCAAAAGGATTGTTGGTCGCCATTTAGCGCGGCTTCAGCACAGCTGCTGCCGCACCAGCACCATAACGCTCATCAAACGTAGAGGCAAGAGAAGGATCAGCCTTTAGTGCATCAATCGACTTTTGAGAAGGGATAGGCTTTGGAGCAGCCGCAGGGGCGGGCGTCTTTGCCGGAGTCTTTGCCGCTGGTGCAGCCGCCGGCTTGGCGACCTTGCCTTTGTTGGCTTCAAAGTATTGCTTAACCGTCATATTGGCAGCCTTTGCTTTCTTTATTAGATCTTCGGCAGTAATATTTAGCTCGCCGGCATAGGTCTTGGTAGACAGGTCGATGTCGCCGGCTGGTACAGACTCGGTCTTCTTTACGGCAGGGGCAGGGGCAGCTGCCTTCGGTTCTTCCTTCTTCTCTGGAACCTTGATTACAGGAGGCGTAGCCCCGGCAGGTCCAGACCCGCTGGCGACAGCGTCGGCCAGGGCAGACGGCGCCCTAAAGCCTTCAAAGGTAATCGTTCCGTCCGGCTTATCGGCGAAGAACGTACGCTTGGTAGTACCAGGGACGGTCTTTCCGGTAATGCCATGATCCTCTTCAGATCGACGCATAGCCGCACCAAGGGTCGTGTTGCCCTTGAGGAGATATTCCATCGCACGGTCCGTAAGACTCTTGAGCTGCGCTGGGTCTACCTTCTGCCAGTCATTCTTACCTAGGGCAGCCGCGTAGTCATCCCTGTACATGTTACGCACGGAATCCTTCAACATGGCCTGCGCCTGCAAAGCCTTAACATTATCGGTCTTGTTATTGGCAATGTCTGCGACCATCTTTACCTTGTCATTGTCTGCCTTGTTGTCGATATACCAGACTCGCTTGGCCGTAAGGTCGCGTTCATTGGCAACCTTTCCTACATACCAATCCTGGACTGCAAGCTGGGTATTAACCTTGGCTTCACCTTCAGCGTCCTTGCGTTTGATTTCGGCTTCAGATTCCGTGTCTGCCCGCACGACGCCGGCTTCCGTGGCGGCTTTCTTTGCGTCATAAGTTCCGGCCTGGGCGGTCGATACAACAGTCTTACCTTCTGCGCCAGCAAGATAGTTCTGTCCCTGCGGATTAACGCGATCAGCCACATACTTCTTCTGCACCGGATCCCAAAGCATGGTGTCTCCACCTACATTCTCCGGCTTGAACATGAACGCCGAAGCAACAGAAGGATCAATCTTACCGGTAGCAGGATCAGTAACACCTGCCATAGAGATGTCTGCTTTCGCAAGGTTATCGATTGCATTTCCTTGTCCTGTAAGGACAAGGGCTTTTCGATAATCTCCAGCATCTAGCGCAACACGACCGCGATTCTCGTTTACGCCCTTAAATACTGAAGCAAGAGAGTCATCCTGCGTTGCAAGAAATCCTGCAATTTCCATATCAGAATAACCTCCAGCCTTTAGGGCTTCATAAGTAAGGGCTTTGTTCCGGCTTTCCTGGCCGGCGGCGCGGGCGTTATTGTAACGAGCGGTAGATTGTACGGCAGCACCCTTGGCTTCAGCCTCTGGGTTGAACATACCAGCCACGTTTTCAGCGGCCTTCGCCCAATATGGGTCGCCCTGGACGGATACTTTAGACATTAGAGTTTAAATTTATACATCGCCGGGAACGAACCAGACCCAAGGAAAGACTGCGGCTGAATAGTCGGAATCTTAAAAGGATCTAGCGGGAGCAGGCTGTTGCTATAATTTGCGAAGTTGTTGCTGGCGGCGTTTAGCGTCGAAGGGTTAGAGAAGTTCGCCAGCGAGTTGGTCTTATTAAGGATATCGGCTTGGCTTGGAGTGTCCCACCAACCAGACCCTGCACCAATACCGACGACAGAACCTGCCGTGGAAAGAACAGTACCAAGGGTCTTTAGGCTGTCGCCCTTCTTGGATGCGTATTCAAGTTCAACAGGAAGTACGCCAGCGGAACCTCGCATGAAGTTGCCAGTAGTGTTTAGCTTCTGGCCGGCGCGGATGTTGTCGATGGCGTTCTGGAATGTGACGTCATTGAAAGAAAGCATGTTAGCCTTGGCGCGACCCTGCTGGGTTGCGTAGCCAAGGTTCTTGGCGGCAGCAGCGTCGCCTTCGGTTGCCATTAGCTTGTTGGCAGTTTGGTCGCCGGCCAGGTTTGCACCAGTAGCCTCGATAGGCGCGCGGACTTCAGCCACAGCAGCGTCAGACGCAGCCGCTCGCGCTGCCGCAGCTTCTGACATACCAGTTTCAGTAGCGTCCCTGCCGGACTTGCCAAGAGAGTCGTCCGCTACTGCGGCGGCTTCGTCTTGGAAACCCTTCTGGCGAATGCCTTCGGCGACACGCGCGCCTTCCATAGCCTTGGCTGCGCGTCGCGCGCCTGCGGCTTGAGCGGCAGATCCTGCCGCCGTTAGGGCTAGTGCAAATGCTACTGGAGTACACATAGATTAGAAACGGCCAGGGCCGCCGACTTCCTGGACTGATCCAGGGGGGATGCCGAGAAGTTCGCCGACGGTGGGCTGGCGCTTAATTGGCATAGGGGAAAGTTCTTTACGCATCATGTGCCGGGGGATGCTCTGGATGCTGTCGCTCACGATAGGACCATCAAACTCTTCCTTGGTGATAGGAACCATTGGCATATCCATAGGGGGGCCAACTTGGCGGATACGCTGGCCTGTGCGAGGATCGAAAAGTTCAGAAATCTGTCGAGCGGTCGCTCCAATGCCAGACCCCATTCCTGCACCAAGCTGCCCGGATGCCATGAGCTGTTGAGTGTCAAACTGTGGTTGACCCATAGCAGCGCCAGCCTGCGCGGAAGCCATAGCTTCCTCTTGGCTAATCTGCTTACCAGGGATATATCCTGCGGCTTGTGCGCCGGCAATGGCCTGTTGAAATTGAGGAGTACACATAAAATCAACCAGATTTCTCGACGCGGTTCTTGTTGGACGATCCACCAGTAACAAAGTCCTTAAAGGGCTTTAGTCCGGGACCGCCAGAATAGTAGCCAGCGTTCTGGGCTGCCCCTAGCATCCCGGTGGTATTGGCAAAGAGATTAGCCACAGGATTGAAAGCCTGCTGCTGCTCCATGATGCCGGCGGAACGAAGGGCGTTCTGGGCAGCCAACTCCGGGTCGCTGGTCATGTTGACCTGTTGGATAAGATTGTTGCGCTGGTCTTCAACGCCCTGTCGGGCTTTGATTCCCTCCGTGGCAGCAGCCTCGGCAACGGTCTGCCTTGCCATAGCATTATCACGCATCAGAACGCCGCCTTGGCGGGCGTTCTCGCTAGACTGGTCAAGGCCGGTACGAGCTAGAGAGTAAGCCAACTGGTCGCTTACTTGCTTGTACTGGTCATTGACCTGGGGGGTAGCGAAGTTGGAATAAGCCTGTCCGCGACCCTTAAAGAAGCCGTCGTCAAACCTTTCAAATTTCTGGTTGATGTTATTAACACCCTGCTTGATGCGAGCCTGGCGCGCCAACTCGTCAGCGCGAGCCTGTGCTGCACCACCGTCGCCTCCTCCTCCTCCGAAACACATGTTATCGGGGATTCCCTCCAATGTTCAGATCTAGCTTCATACTAGGGTAGATTGTGTCTCTGCCTTCGGCTTTGTCCAGCAATACAGGTAGAACGTCTCCCCGGCCTTGCCGTAGTTGGATACCTCACACTCCTTTGACGCCCCCAGTAGCTCAAGCCATCGGTGGGCAACGTCGTGCGTGGCTATGCTCCGGCACTCCAGGCGATGCCACCCAATCTCGTCCAAGTATGGGAAGAATACCTTTTTGGCGAACCGATGGGTAGATAGGGATATCTCGTCAAACCTGTCGGTTGCGAACATCCAAATCGACATGACGCCGTTCCACATAGGCATGGCGCCACAGCACACGATTGGTTCTCCGTCGTCCGCGTGTAGGACAAAGCCACCGCCTCCGATCCGTAGGATACTGTTGCCAAATTCCCACGGATCGTCTGTCCATTGGGTGGCGTAAACCTCCGCCTGGTCCTTCGCCCTCATGTTGTGAACTACATGCTGCACCCCTTCGGGATACAGTTCAGTCACTTTCATTGAAGTCGATGTGGGCGATTAGGTTAGCCAGTCGGGCGTAGCCGGCGGAATCACAGGTCAGACGTACGCCGACGTGCGTTCCCATCCCGGTTGCTTGGATGCGGCCAAGGGTAAAGGTGGGCTGGCTGACTGTGGCGACTAGGTCGCGGGCGTTGGGGGAGATAGGGTCCATGCCGATTTCGACAGCCCACTCGCCTTCACAGGTCATATCAATGCCGGCTAGGGTCTTCATGTGCGCTGGCTTGCCGCCGTCCAGATAGGGCAGGATAACCTCAACCCTGTATGATCCGTAGTTTAATCCTGTAAGGCCGCCATAGGCATAGACAATATTACCTTCCTTGGCGTAAACGATTCCGTCCTTGGTCGTGAAATCCGTGAACGTGCGTCCTGGGTTATAGGTAGACCAGGCCGCAACCTGGCTGCTGGGGAAGTAGGTGTAGACGTAGATCTTGTTGCCAATAGCCAGCCAGTACCGGCCATCGATAGGTTCGATGATGGCAGGGCAAGCAGCCTTCTGGGCGTCTGTCATTTGAGACAGTTCGGCAAGTACGAGGCTGTCGATGGGCGTACCAACGTCATTGACGACGGCGGCGTTGGAGCTGTCTCGCGCGCGTAGCGAGCGGACGCCGGAGTCGGATAGGTAAAAGATATCAATATCCCCGACAGACACCACACTCCCTGGACCAAATGCACCGGTGTTTAGAAGGACTTGCCCCTGTCGGTTGTTGGCTGGGTCTGGGTCGATGCTCCAGATTTGAACGGATCGCCGTGAGAACGCGGCCAGGTTGCCTTGGTACAGGTCGATGCCTGTAAGAATTTCAGCCCCACCGGAGCTGTTGGACATGTTGATAAACCCTGCACCGACTCCCGATTCGCCCCACTTCCTAGGAGAGTTTACTCCGGAGAAGAACAGCGTGGACGCGCTTCCAATGTGGGCTTTGGTTTTGCACGTTAGGCAGCACGAAGGATTAGATCCAGTAACGCGAGTCGCACCCCATGAAGTGGGGTTAGAGGAATCCAGGGGGTTAGTGGCAATCAGCTTTACCTGTTTACCGACAGGGAAATCTCCATACTCTTTTCCGCCAGGAGGTAACGGTCCTGGGCAAGGACCGAAAACCCAGATAGTACCACCATTGGGACCAGGTCGCAAATGCCATCCTCCATACTCTGGAGTGCAAGTGTCTTCGATTATAGTAAGAACCATTACAGTATTACCGCTCCAATGGTGTATCTGACAATCTTGGGGACGCCGGCTACAAGGTCCGTGCCATTCTTGATGCTTTCAACTCCAGTAGCCGCTACATCACCTTCGGTGATGATTTCAATCTGGCGACCATTCTGCGCGCCGCCGGTCTGGATGGTTGTGATCTTCACTTTGCTATCGACGAGAGACGCGGTGTAGTCGGGGGTTGAGGTGAAGGAGTTGATCTTGGATACGATGTTTGCCATCGTCGCCGAGTTAGACCCACTCCACTTAACCTTTGAACCCATGATGTCTACGCCGTCTACCAGAACCTTTGCCACGGCATTAGTCACGCCGCCGGCCATGATACAGAACGTAGCCTTAAATCTACCAGCAACATAGCCTGGGCTAATGGTAGCCACGTCGATAAGCTCTGCGATTCCAGGAACGCCAGTAGGATTTGCATCAAATTCAATCTCAACTTTAAGTCCATTGTTTGCCGTATGATCATCCGGGTAGGTGCCAGTCGTGTTCGGAATGCCGAGAGAAATCACTCCTGTGTCGGTAGTGAAGCGCCTATCGACGACAGAGTATATAGATCCGCCTACCGGGGTGTTAGAGAACCCGGTGCGATTCATTGGCATATTTTTAAGGTGGAAGTCGATATTGTAAGCTAATCCAACCCCCAAGCCTGTACCGGCGCCAACGACAGGTTCGGTGTCCCACTTGAATCCAGTCCAGCCACCAGGCTCATCGATGCCCTCAAACTCATCGAAATAAATGTTCATAATATTCGGAGTCACGCCAATCGCGTTGAGGTTCTTCGTTCCGCCGGCCTGGATGCCTGGAGATCCCACAGAGATTGCAAATCCACCAGTTGCAGCCTTCGCCAACACAGGGTCAATAAATTGCTGCGTCACCGTGGTTTCAACTCTGATGAGAGGGTCTGTGACAAACGATGGGGTGAAGTCGATTCCGCTAGGTGCGGTAACATCGATGAAGGCTTCAAAGGGATTCAACGCGCCTACGACGGCTCCCCACCCAGTAGTCGATGCACCAAAGGTTTCACCACGGATTTGCCAGGCAATAGTTTCTGCGAAACGCTTCCAGGGGTGGTATTGAACGGCCATCCATTCTTTCGTTTCTCCGATATAGAAGTCAGAAATAAATTTACCATCTAGGAATGGAATCTCTTCTCCGTTATTCCATTTTGCGATTACGAACGTCTTGCCTCCATAAAGAGTGCTGTTGACGATTCCGTCCATTTCTGGGTAAACAAAAAGACCATCATCTTCAAAGGCTTCGTGATCCTTAAAGATATAAAGCGGGTGCTTTAAGTACATCGCGTGTACTCCGTTAGTCCCAAGCGGGGCTTCGCTAACGGTAACACCATCACCGGATTTAGACTCCGTAAAGGTATAGACCTTTTCAGACGTAGACTGCAATCCGTACAATGGAAACTGGAACGACGCTGCGTCTTGGTTTACGTTTAGTGCATCAAATGATTTACGCTTTTCAATCTCTCCGCCCCTTGAGATGTGAGCGTTGCTTAACGTCTGGAGCGTACCAGATTTAGACGTGAGGGGGTGACGCCGCGTGTCGAGGCCGGCTGAAAAGTTCTCGACGACAATATATGCCATAAATTAAACCCGGTTGCTGGGAGTGATCCGCGCGCCGTTCAAGAAGCTACCTTGGTTGGATGGGAATCCTCCGCCGAGAGTGAAGACGTCATTCTTAATGCCGCTTCCCTTAAGCTTGGTGAACAGTTCGTTGGCAGCACTCATCTTGCCTTGGGCGTCCTGGGACTTCGCGCGAGACAGCAGTTCAGCGGCTGCGAACAGCACGATGAGGTTGTCGTCGAGCAGCGCAACGTCCGAACCATTAATCATCTTCGGCAACTTCTTAATCGCCTTAAACCGGACGATGCACTCATTGCTAGAAGGCGTCGGCCATACTTCAAACTGGTTACCTTCGTAGTGACGCCAGTTAGTTGCAGGGTCTTGCTTGTCTCCGTCTTCGTGGTCGCTGGAGTTGTACTGGGCGTTGCCGATGCCGTAGGTAAGCGGACGCCAGGACGAGGAGTATTTAATACTAGCTTCCGTGATTCGACCGAAGTCGATCTCTGGGTCGAAGCCGTAGTACCGCGATCCGTTTACCATTGGCTCGTCCCGCTCGATGAATGCGAACGGCCAATCGAACTTTTCCCACAGCCAGGATTGGGTGCGATTGAGGATGTGATGCAACGCAGGAAGGGAGTTAACTCCCATCGATACGTTGGTGGATGCACCGATCTCTGCCCGCAGGGCATCGACCAGCGCGGAGAGCTGGGTGCCGCGAGCCATCGGTTACTTCTTCTTGGAGGTTTCTTCCGGCACTTCGACACCAACCTCTGCGAGGGTGGTGGGGAGCTTGGAGGTGACGCCGGGGAAGAACTTGGCGATCACGGATTCCGTGTAGTTCTTCTCCAGTCGAGCGCGTTCGGTGGCCTGGTCGTCAGACGAGACGCGGGATTTCTTGATGTTCACTACCGCATCGTGGCCGTGGATGGCTTTGAGGACGGCAATTTCGGGAGCCGAGACTTCCTTGAGAACAGTATTCTCAAGGGAGCCGGCGAGTCGGATTTCTACGTTGGCGTGTTCCATCCCTTTATCGTGCCACGGCTTAATCCTGTTGCAAGCAAAAGGGGGTGGCTTCCGTTAAGAAACCACCCCCTGGGTGAGTCTATCGACTACCGATTAGGCGACTTCGTAGACAGCGCAGCCGGTGAACTGCTTACCAACCAAGCCACCGGTCCAGGTCATGGCGCGGTACAGAACGTACTGGTCATGCGGGCGGGCGGGGTTGTGCTGCTTCTTGTCTTCGCCGTCCATCACCATGAGGGAGATGTTCGACGTGTCGATGAAGTAAGCACGATTGGTGAAGCCGAGATCATCCAGGGTCGGGTCGTACACGAAGGTACCGATACCGCGCATGGTGATGCCAGCGAGGCCGATGTCCGTGTCAGACTTGGCGAAACCTTCCGTGGTGAACGTACCCTTGCTGGTGATTTCGAGGTCAAGCTTCTCAAGGAAGCCGGAACCGCAAAGAACCAGGGAGGGCTTGCCACCGAAGCGGGTCAGCTGACGAACTTCCTTGCGGAGGAACTCGCTGATCTTCTGGGATCCGGAGACGTAGGTAATCGCATTAGCGCCGACAGCGGCGCGGTTGCGCCACTTGGCGTTGGTTGCGCGGTCAATGCCACCCACCGTGCCGGTCGCCGGAGCGTCGGTGATGAGGGACGTGAGGCCGGGGACAACCTTGGCGTCCTGGGTGCCATCCTTCCAAAGCATCTCATTGAAGGAGCGGGACCAACCTTCGGTCATGTCCTTGAGCTTTTCGTCAAGCAAGCCGGTGAGGACCGTGAGGTCACGCTCGGAGTGCTTGGACGTGGAGGCGCCATTGGAGGAATCGACGACGGAAAGACCGTCGTGCTTCAGCTCGGTGAGCGTCAGCGAGATACCAGCATGGATTTCCTTCCAGGGATAGGCAGCGCGCTTCGTGTTAGCCGGGTTGGCGTACGAGACGGTGTCGTTGTGGGTGAAGCCAGCAATAGCGGTCGTGTAGTCAAACGTGACCGGGATGCTGATGTTACCCTTACCGCCGGGGAAAGTCTTCTGCTTGCCGGTGAGGGCTTTGAGCAGGGGCTTTTCCTGGATGTTTTGGGCGAAGGCCGGACCCTTGACGTAATAGTCGAGGGCCGACGCGGTGATGTTAGCGAGTTCAGCGTTAGTGAATGCCATAGGTTTTGTGCGTTAGCGGGTTTGCATTGCACCCATACGAACTGCCTCTAGGAGGCTGCGCGGCTGGGCCGTTGCGTGGGCGGACGACGTGGAGCTTGATACATGGGTAACAGGCCGACGCTGGGGTGCGAATCGGGAAAGCCGCTCCTTGATAGTGGAGTGGGCGCGCTCAACGAGCGCAAGAGCCTCCTCCGGAGTACTCGGCTTTTCCGCCTGCAACATCAGTTTGACCTGGTCGATGACCATCTCCTGTTTGGCGGACCAATCGGGATCCTTGACCCTCATCTGCTGTTCCCAGTTAACCACCGCAGAATGGATGTTGCCGCGAGACTGTTGGTCGCGCTGCTGCATCGCATTCACCTGTTGCTGCTGATAAAGACCCTGCTGTGCTTTGAGCATAGCAAGTTCCCTGGCGCTTTCCTCATCGACGTAGCCCTCTTCAACCTTTTTCTGGATGTCGGGGGGTAACGTCGCACCGACGAAAGCATCGAGCCGCGACTTGTATTCGCTGATCCTCTTGTGGGCTTCGACCGGATTGGTCTTCATTAGGGCCATTATCTGGAACCCCTCTGCGACTTCTTCGGTTGATAACCCATTCGACGACATGAAGGTAGTGACCTTTCGGAATTCATCCGATTCGGCGCGGTATGCATCACGCTCCGTGATCATTTCCTTCCAGCGAGGGTGGTTATGGAACGGCAGTTTCTTGTCTGCTTCCGGGATGGACTTCTCCTTCGCTGCGTCGTCCAGACTGGGCGTAGGGTTTCCTTCTCCGTTGGCGGATTTGCCGTTGGTTTCCGAGTTAGACGAATCCTCGTCAGCCGATCCTTGAGCGGCGCGTTTTACGGCGTCGAGCAGGGATTTAGGCTTCTTATTAGCGTCTTGGTCGCCCGACTCCGACGAGGAAGCCTGGCTGTTTTCTTTAGCGTCGCTCGACTCCGGTGCAGTTTCCTGTTCCGGAGTAGAAATGGGTTCTTGCACAGGAACATTGTCCTGCGTTTCGATGGCGTCGGTTGGCTCGTTTGGGTCGGGCATGAGATTACTATAGGGTATGATTTATCGGAAATCAACCATTCGGATACTGGACGCCGTTGGCACGGATATCGCTAGGCGAAGCGGGAGCGGTCGGACCGTCTGCACCAGGCGCTCCTGGAGCTGGAGCGACGTTGGTCGCGCCGGCGCCGCCCTGTAGGTTCGGGTCGGCAGCAGGGTCGCCGGCAGGGGCGAGTTGCTTCTGGGCGTTCATGGCGACGATGGAAGGCAAGGCAGCACGGATTGCGTCCGTGATGTCCATGCCATCGTCCATACGCTTGAGGGCTTCCTTCGCCATGAATTCTGGATTCATGCCGGGGATCTGGAGAAGGATGGGAGCGATGCGTTCAAAGTTCTGCATCTGGATCGCCTTGTTGGGGCGACCGTTGGAGCCGGCTTCGACTTCCAGCATCAGCTCGGAGGCAATCTCATTGATGGCAAGCTGCGGCCAAACGGCGCCAGGGCCGGCAATCTTCATCACCGTTTGCTGGTCCATTTGCTCAAGCAGCACCTGTCCGGTGGTACGCGCCATTTCGCCAAGGAAGTCTTCAAGGTCGTCCACGTTGGACGACAGGCTGGACATACGGCTGCCTTCGGCAACGGATACTTCCGTGGCGGTGGATGCGGACGTACCGCCGAGGTTAGCCTCCTGGCTGCCAACCACACGCATCATGTCATCTAGTAGCATGGACGTGTCGTACAGGCTAGGATCGATGGGGTTGTGTTGGACCGGCTGGAGGATGGAGTTGACGGCCTGCCCAGGCGACAGGTTCTGGAGTTTGATGACAGCGTTGGCCGGGTGGGACTGGAGGTTGGTGATGTCCTTCTCGGATAATGCACCTTCGTAGGTCGCGTACAGGGGGCGGTTGGCGAACCGATGCTCACGCAAAGCCTGTCGCGCGCGGTTGTATTCACGCTGGACCGGCATCAACAGACGGACGTCTGAAGGAGGGATGACATCCTTTTCGGATTCAACCTCATTGAAAATCAGAGGGAAGAAAGGCCAGAAGCGTTCCAGTTCAAGGTGGGGAGGTTCCGGTTCCTTGAGGAAGTCGTGGTAGCCGTCGCACACGACATACAGCATGCCGTCCTTCTTGGAGTAGATTTCCCACACGATAGCCTTTTCGCAGTCTCCATCGCCTTCGTTCTTGTCTTCATAGGCCGTGTATTCCTTACCAAGGTCAATCTTGTAGATTTCCTTCACGTCCTCGACATCGAGGATAAATTCCTGGGCGATCCAGTCAGCGCCTACGAACCCGGACATCTGTCGGCACTTCGGATCGACGATGACCGTGTGGGACATCGGGAAGTCAAAGACAACGCCTTCCTTGATAATGACGTCTTGCTTGCTTTGGATGCTCTTGAGGAGCAAACGGAGCTGCTCCATCTTGGCGTGGTCTTCGGAAAACTTCTCGTCGATGCGGTCAGCGGTCAGACGCTCAAGGGTGGACAACTGCTCCGTGATGTCGGTGATGCGTTCCACATCTTCCGGACGCTTCTCCATCACCCGGTGGTAGCCAATCTTGACGTAGCCAATTCCGTTCACACAGGTGCGACGGACGAGCTGTTTCATTTGCCCCTTGAAGGACGGCTGTTGTTCCTGGAGTTGGTGGTGGGCGACAATCTCCATCGTCTTTGCCACGCGATCAAGCATACGGCGACGCTCAAACCCCTGCTGGGCGTCTTGCATTGTTTGCATCATCGTGGGATCCGGTGGCTGTCCGGTGACAGCCGAATTCTGCATGGCGGTCTGGACGGCCTGGAACGCAGACATGTCGCCTTCCCATGTGGCAAAGTCCAGAGTCTCGCGTCGCTTGGCGACGAACTTGGGATTCTTGGCGTACAGGGCGGAGACTCGCTGGCCGACGTGACGCTGGACGATGTTAGCGACGTAGCGGTCGTCGTTGTCGTTGGACGACCATTGCTTGCCCATGTAGAAGTCCGTGTCTTCCTTCATGCGGTCGAATGACTTCTTCCAATGCTTCTTGGCGTTCTCGACCTTCTTGATGAGGGTCTTGACGAGCGAGGCGCGAGACGGACCAGGCTTCTCTGCGTCGCGCTTGATGCCGGTCTGCATCGGTTCCGCCGGCTGCATCGGATCTACAGGCATCGCCTCGCTCTCGTATTCGTTTTCCATTTGATGTATTTATGTTCAGAAGCCGCCCATCTGCAAGAGATTGCGTCGTGCTTCATCCCACTTGCCGGACAGCTTGACCCAGGCAAGGGTGCCGCTCTTGGGGACATCTGAAGGCTTTTCGTAGGTTCTGGCAGCACTTACCATAGTACTTAACAGCAGGCCGACCAGACCCATAGCGTCCACGAAGTCATCGTGTCTGGCAGATGGGAACTTGAGTAGTTCGGTTTCAGCGTCTGCCCACCAGGGGGCGAACTTGGGGAAGAATACCTTGCCCATTGCCATGCGTCCACGGATCGCCTGCGCGCGGGTCTGCTTGTCCTTAACAGGGGTAATCTCCTCCACGACGGTCCAGATGCCTCGCTCCTGCTGGACCTTACGAAGGAACGGTCCGATAGACTGGGAGATATGCCCACGCTCCGCTCCCCACTTGGCCGGCTTGTGGCGGGACATTAGGTCGATCATCCCATCGATGACCTGGTCGGTACTGGCGCGGCGCCACCACACGTCCGGCAAGATCCATACGTTGTCTTCCTCGTCCAGTCCGAATGGCATCAGCACGGTCTTGTCAGCCGTCTGTGCGGTAGACACGGCATGGTCGGATACGCAGTAGTATCGGAGGTTCTTGGGGATTTCGTGCGGGTAGGGCTTAAGCCAGTCCCTACGGAAGAAGTCGCCGTCGTCCGGCGTAGGCTTGCCCTGGTACAGGGCCGAGAATCCCTTGGCGTTCAGCCGGCGAATTTCATTCAAAAAGTCCAAGCCATAACGCTCCGGCCATAGGGCTTGACCCACAGGTCGATCCATAGGGTCGTTCTCAACGGCGATTGCCGGCAATGCCAGGATACGCCAAGCCTGTGCGTTCTCGTCGTTGTAGCAGGGATTCTTTGGGTCTGTGAGGCGACCCACTAGGTCATCCTCATGCCACCTGGTCATAATGATTACCACCCTGGCGCCGGCCATCAAGCGGGTCATAGCCACTTGAGTGAACCACTCCCACAGCTTGTCACGCTCACGCTTTGAGTCTGCTTCCTCGCGGTCCTTGATCGGGTCATCGATGACCAGTAGGTCAGCACCACGGCCAGTAAGGCCGCCACCCACGCCCACGAAGTTGGCTAGTCCGCCTTCCTCGGTCTGGAGCTTGTCGGATGACTGGCTGCCGGTCCGCAGCTTGCAGCCAGGGAAGACCTGCTTGTAGGCAGGACCGCGCATAATCTCTCTCACCGAGCGTCCGAAGTCCTGCGCCACGTCAGCGTTGTAGGTGGCGAAGATGACCTGTCGGTATGGGTCTTTGCCCAGGAACCAGGCAGGGAAGCGGCGTGAAGCCAGTTCGGACTTACCATGTCGAGGCGGCATGGAGATAATCAGACGCTGGTACGTCCCACGCTCCACCTGCTCCAGGGCCGCACAGATCGTGGCGTGGTGCTTGACCGGCTGGTAGCGGGACTTGTCTACGTTGTCTGGGTCTTCCGGGTCTGGCATGGTCATCGACGTGAAGTCGATGAGAGACTCCCTCGCGCGCTTGACGCGGAGAAGCCGGGTAGCAGCCGCCAGTTGCGACTCCACCTCGGCAATCTCGGCCTGCCTGCGTTTCTCTTCGGCGTTGGTTGCCTTGCGCGCCATTAAGCGGGGCGGACTGGCATCCAGTATTCTGTGCCACCAATGTTAATTTTAACTTCGTGGGTATAGTTTGGGTCACCAGCGGCGTTACCTTGCAAATCCCTAAAGGCTGGTTCCCAATCGCCGTCTATACGAACATAGGATTGCGAGTCAGAAGGTGCTTCGCCAATACCCTGCTGGTCGTGACTAGAGAGCGGTTCCCAAGTGTTATTAATGCGGATGTATGGGGTGCCGTCGGGTGGAGAATCAGCAATGCCAGTATTGTCGTAACTAGTGAGCAATTCCCAGTTGCTATTAATGCGGATGTATGGGGTGCCGTCGGATGGTGCGTCGCCAATGCCGCTACTGCCGTCTTGCCCGGGTGGCCCCGGGTCGCCCTGCGGCCCTTGGCTTCCACCACCGCTGTTCTGGTCGTAGTTAGACATGGGTTCCCAACTGCCGTTGAAACGAACATGGGGTTGCCCGTCATAAGGGGCGTCGCTAATACCACCACCTCCACCGCCGCTGTTCTGGTCGTATGACGAGAGAGGTTCCCAGTTGTTATTAAGACGAATGTATGGGACGCCGTCGTAATTTACATCTGGGAAATTGCCTCCGTCGGCACCTGTGTTCCCTTGCGGTCCTGTGTCTCCCTGCGGTCCTTGCGGACCGACCATATTTGCGTCAGTACCTGCTGGTCCTTGCGGACCAATGTCTCCTTGATCGCCTTTGCTGGCAATCAACTGCCACGATCCAGGATAACCAGTTGGGCTATAACCACCGGCGCCGATGAAGTTAATCATCACATAGCTTGAACCATTGAGAGTCACATAGTCGTTAGGTGCATAGGTAATGCCACCATCGTATGCACCGCGATACACCCATTGCTGACCGGCTGCGCCGGCTGGACCTACGTCTCCTTGGATGCCTTGGATGCCTTGGATGCCTTGCTGGCCGTCGTTGCCTGCAACTCCTTGAATCCCCTGCTGGCCTGTCGCTCCTGCTACTCCGGTATTGCCGATAACTCCTTGGATACCTTGAATACCTTGGATTCCCTGCTGGCCTTGCGGACCGACAGGTCCGACGATCAGAGGAATGCTCGCGGCAGCGTCAATGGCGACTTGGGCGTGGACAATGGCGGAGTTTTTCGCCTGCAATGCGGTAATCGAGTAGCCTTGCGCCGTACCAGCGTAGCCTTGGGCGAGAATAGCAGAAGATTCTGCGATATCCTTGGCAGCTTCAGCGTCATCTCGCGCTGCAAGAGCGTCGATGGCGTTCTGGGAGGTAAGAACAACGTTCAAACTAGCCACACCAGCCACGCCAGCGGCGTTAACCAGAGCAACTTGCTGCGCGCCGGCCTGTTGCACAGCGTTTACAGGTCCATCCGTTAGTAAGTTTTCAACTTCCTCGGCAATGACAGGCAGATTCAGAGCAGTCGTACGGATCTTGCCATCGTCTGCCTGGATTTCACCTAGCCGGGAGATGGTATCGTTGATCGCCGTGCGAGCGTAGTTCAACTCCTGGTCGATTTTCTGCCCCTGGTGAGGGGTAGTGGGGTTGCTGGTGCTGAAACCTGTAAAGGAGTAGGAGCGTTCGTAAGGAGCGGGAGGCTGACTCATGTGCGGATAGTGTACTAGTCTGTGTATAGATGCAAGAGATGGCGAATGTAGGAGAAAGTTTTTTGCCTACACGGATTTTTCCGAGCGGGGGAGGATAGGAATTTTCGCGCGCGCGCGGGTGCGTGGGCGGGGGTGGGCGTGCGGGCGGGTGGGCGTACGCACATGTGCGTGCGTGCGTGATCGTCATGCGTGCGACTAGGACGCATGCACCTGCGTCATCACTCCGGCCTTGGCACCCCATCGCCGGCCATGCTCGGCACCTGTCGCCTGCTGGCCCTCGTCGCCTGGCTGGCAGCACGCCACGCTCGACGCCTGGCTGCTCGACGACGCCATGCTCTCGCATGCGTAACCTTTGGGAGCGGGGTGGGACTGGGTGGGGCAGAAAAGTTTTTGAAAAAATATCCTTGTGCCGCTCGGAGATGTGTGCATGTTGGGTGGCGTCGTCACCGACATCATCCAAAAAAAAACCAATAAATACCGACATGAAACCCACCACCGCAAATGCCAACATCGCCAGCCGCAGGCTCCGCAACGCTTACGGCGTCGCACCGCTCGCCGACGGCCTGCTCACCCCGGCCAAGGCCCAGGCTTTCGCCGACGCCTTCACCGCCAGCCAGCCGAATGAGGCTGTCGCCAAGCGGTTCGACGATGTCGCCGACGGCTTCTGGTACATCACCCTGGACGCCGCCCGCTTCTGGGTCGCCAGCATGAGCGTGGAAGCCCGCTGTGAATTGTTCGACTGCGAGACGCTCATGGGCTGGTTCGTCGAGGAGTGCGGCGACGAGTCTGACGCCGACGGCGACTTCTGCTCGACCCCCGGATGCGACGGCGAGCAGGACTTCGACGACATCATGGCCGACATGGCTAACTGCTCCAGGGCTGGCCTGCTCATGGTCGAGGTGCCTGGGGCTGGGTACGACGACGCCATCGCCAAGTAACCCTTCCCACACCCAACCCAGCACCACCATGACCAACCACGCCCACGCCCTCCGCTCCGCCCTGCTCTGGCACGCCAGCCAGGCGGACGCACGCCCCGGACTCGTCTTAACCGACGAGGCTCTGGCCGTCCTTAACCTCGCCGTCTCGTACCTCTGCGAGATTGACCGCACCACGCCCGCCGAACGCCGCAAGGCCACCCACCGCATGTGCAAGCCGGCGAACCGACTCCGCAACCTGGCCGCCCTGCTCAACCGCTAAACCGCCCAGGACCCACCCACCCAAACCGGATCTTTTCCAACCCAGCACCATCATGTCCAACCCCACCACCATCAAGGCCGCCCTGCGGCTCCTCACCGGCCCTGGCTCCCTCACCGACCCCAAACTCGGTTGCCTCGGCGAGGCCGACCTGGCCGCCGTCAACATCCTGCTCGCCCACCACCGCCAGCAGGCCGACGCCCTCACCCTCCTGCTCGATGTCGCGGGCGACATGGACCACCGCCTCGGCACTCTCGCCGAGTCTGGGGTGTTCGACCACGACGACGACAATGGCGACGCCATGTGCGAGATGTTCGTGGTGGCTGGCTTTGCAATGGGCCAGGCCCATCGGGCCATCAAGGGCAAGCCAGCCTTGGCGTCCTAATCCTTTCCACCCAAACCCAGACCACGACCATGACCAACACCCACACCAAACGCATCGCCTTCCACCTGGAAAGCCTGCTCGCCACCATCGACATCCGCAACCCCGGACCGACCGCCGCCGCCGTCGCCTCGGCTGTCGCCACGGCATACCACGACGCCAACGCCACGCCCGCCCAGCGGGTGGCGTTCGCCCTGGCCATGCTGGCAGGTGCCTCTGCCGCCCTCCAGCAGGTCGAGGCGGAGTCTGGCGGCCTGGCCGACGACGCCCTCAAGGCCGGCAAGGGAATCGAGGCCGGCAGTCTGCTCAACATCCGCAAGGCCGCCGAGATTTGCGACGCCGACATCGAAACCATCCGACGCCATTACCGCCTTATCGCAAACTACAACATCCTCCTGGACTAACTTTGCGCAAACTTTCCACCCACCCAGCACCCAACACCATGCCCCCCATCATCCCCACCGCCGCCGCCATCCAGGCGGCCAACGCCAGGCTCCGGCCTACCACCCGCTCGGTCAAGGCTCACCCCCTCGTCAGAGATATCTCGGTCGAATCCGACGGCGTCTGGATCTACCTGCACGACGGCTGGTGCGACCCCGCCACCGACGCAAACGCCATCAGCGAGGACACCCTGGCCGAGGCCATCGCTAACCTCAAGGGTGCGTATTACGACGCCGGCACCCTGGACTCCTAACCCTCCGCCTCTGATCTAAATCCAGCTCGCACAAAAAAAACCTCGACAACCCTCCACCCTGTAGGACATACCTCCCTTACCCAACACCCAGCACCATGAAAAAAACCAAAGCCAGCACCACCACCCACGCCGTCCTCGTCCGCTTCCTCATCGATAGGTACGAAGACACCGGCAGGGGATACATGAACGCCACCGACGCCCTCGCCAACGCCAGGGAATACCTCGACACCCTCATCGCCAAGCCCGCCACGCACCGAGGCCAGAAGAGCCTCGCCGGCATGGCCGACAGGTTCGACATCATCGACCAGTCCATCGAGGACAACGGCGAAGAGTGCGACGGCGAAGACATTGGCCGATGGACCTGCTCGTTTGAGGTCATCGCCAGGTTCGTCGTCGATGCCGACGACGCCCAGCGTGCCGAGAAGCAGGTCATGCGGACCATCGAGGACGCCATCGAGGATGTCATCGGCGACAGCGTCGAGGAGTGGGCATGCAATTGGTCCACCGACATTCTCCGCAACGCCACCCGCTAACCCCTCACCAACCCCAGCACCATGAACACCACCCCCACCACCATGTCCCCCCACCAGCACGCCGCCGCCAAGGCGGAGGTCGCCGCCCTCCGGGCCATCAACACGCCGGCGTCCAACGCTACGGCAGACGGCATCGCCGCCAGCATCGCCCAGTCCAACGCCGCCGAGCGTGCCATGCTCCAGGCTCACCTCACCCTGTGCCAGCGTCGAGTGCTGGACGCCGACCGGTACGGATCTATCGCCCAGCGTGAAGAGGCAGAGGGTTGCCGGCAGGAAGCGATGGCATGCCTCGTCGCATTCAACCTCCGCACCATCCGCATGGTGCCTGTCACCCATGTCCGAATCTGATCTAAACTTGCGCAAACTTTATCCCAACACCATGAGCAAACCCAAGCCAGTCAACGCCCTCGCCGACCGCCTCGCCACCCTGCTGGTCGAGGTACTCAACCACCCCAAGACCGAGGCCATCCTGGCCGAGTCAGCCCTAGCGGCCTACCATGACAGCGGTTGCGAGGCACGCCACGCCGGCGACCTGGCATGCATGCTGGCCCTGCTTGGCCGCCATGTGTGCGACGCCGCCGAGGGGGACATGGAGGAGATGTCGAAACATTACGCCGGCGAGGCGGAGCATGCCGACCACGGCGACGACTTTGAACACTCGCCGGCGGAGTGCGAGCAGTACGCCAAGGAGTACGCCAAGGCCCGCAAGGTTTACGACAAGGCAGGCCAGGCATTCACCCGCATCACCGGCGACATGGCCGTGGGCCTTAAGGCCGCCGGCATCTGATCTAAACGCCCAAGCTTTTTCCCCATGTCCACCATCCGCACCATCCTCTTCGCCCTCATGCTGGCGGCCCTCATTGCTTTCGCCCTGTGGGCGTTTGCCACCGGCCCCAGCCTGCTGGAAATTATCGATAACCCTAAACTCTAAACCTTGACACCCTCCAATCTGTAGGCATCCCTTCCTATCCCATCCCATGAGCAAACGCACCCGCACCCCCCAGCCCGACGCCACTCTCGCCGCCCTCCAGGCCGCCGAGCGGGACGCCGACATCATCGCATCCAACACCTTCGCCGTCGCATCCGAGGCGGCCCAGCGGACCGGCGACCTGCGTCGCAAGGTCATCGAGCAGAAGGAAAAGGTCGCCGCCCTTAACGCTCGGTGCAACGGCACCGGCTACGCATGCGATGTCGATGACGCCGTCGATGCCGAGCGTCGCCTCGCCGAATTGCAGGCGGCTTTCGCCGCCTCCGAAAAGGAAACGATGGAGGCGAGTGATAAGTGGCGCCCCGCCCAGCGTGCCGCCAACGCCATTGCCGCCGCCGTTGAAGCTTACCGCACCACGGCCAAGCAGATCTAAACCCTCACCACCTACCACCATGCCCGACACCACCACCATCGCCCTCGTCTTCCATGTCGGTCGAGACGACGGCCTGCCTTGCACCTGCGACGACTTCTATATGCTCGACTCTCACCTCGGCGACGACGGCGATTGCCTGTCCCTTGAGGGCGGACGATTCATCGTCGCCGACACCCGCTGGTCTACCCCGGAAGTCATCGGCACCCGACTCGTCGTCGAGTTTGAAGCCGATGTCGAACCCTGGGAGGGCGACGACATGTCGCCTGCCGAGCTTTGCAATAAGGTTCACGACGCCGCCATCCTGCACATGCCGGACTTCCTCGTCGTCGAAGACCTGCGTGCTACCATTGCCTAACCCTAACCCATACCCAACACCATGCCCGACAATATCACCACCACCCCGGACGGACTTGCTACTGTCCGCCGATCCGCCAGAGCGATTCGCACCCGCTTCCTCCCGCCCACCCCATCCAAGGGCGCCAGGGTCAAGGCTTGGCTGACCGACGACATGTCCCACCGGCCTGCCTCGGTCACCTTGTCCCTGGACCACGGACTGGACACCGCCGCCATGCATGAGAAGGCCGCCCTCGCCTGCCTCGCCAAGCTCCGATCCCTCAAGGGATACGAGTGCTGGTGCCGGCAGGTCGCTATGGTGCAGCCCTACATCGGAAAGGACGAGTATGCCTTTGCCATGTCATTCGCCGACGCCGGTGCTGTCACCCTGTCCAAGGCCGAGGCGGCTGACCACCTGGACATCATCGAGCAGGTTGCCGGCTACGCCCTGGAGGGGTGGGCAGACGCCCTCGACCGAATGGAGTTTGAGTGTTGGGCCAAGCGATACGACGACGCACGCCAGCGTCTAGGCGGAACCGGCACCACGACCTGGTTCGCCTAGTCCAAGGGCCGCCACGGCCCAGCCAGATAGATCTAAACGGCCAGCCCTCACAGGCTGGCCTTCTTGTTTACTGTATCCATCCGGGCATCCGTGACGCCGGCATGGGGTTAGGGGTGCGGTCGTCCAGGTGCAGGGTCATCACTAGTCCACCCTTGTCGGCCCATGTCTTGGTCACCACTAGCGTCGAGACGGCGGCATCGTCCTTGAGCAGGCCGGCGTCCATGACCGCATCGAGTGCAAGCTTGGCCAGGTTGTCGGCGTCCGGTCTAAAGGTATGGGGTAGGCCATGCCTGTCTGCCTTGGGGGTGGGCATGTCGAACCGCATGACAACGGCAACCGCCGGCGCAAGGATCTGCCCATGTGCGTCTGCGGCCATCTTACCGGCGGCCCTCACTAGATCCTTCCACCTTTTGGCGTTGGCGTCTGCGGTCGATACGACCCTACCTCGGACGAACCTCGGCCTAGGTTGCGGCCTGGGCGTACCTTCGATGTTGAGCAGTACGATGTCCATGCTCGGAATGTGAGCGGGGTTTTAGCTTGGGTCAAGTGTCTGTCCTTGGGTTGGGTATCGATTGAATAGTAGACGCCAGGCGACGCCCTTCCCCATAGGGATAGGGCCAAAGCCCAAGGATGGACTATCTATCTTGATATAAGGGGTATCCTCGCTTCCTCGACAGTCCATAAGTTACTGGTCTTCCGTAACTTATGGACGAGGAAGGGGGGTAGCGATTTTTTGAAAACAGGCGAGGAAGGGGGGGGCAAACAGGCTTAACCCCATATCATTCAAGCACTTAACCTAGTATCCTCGACGCCTTGAGGAAGCGAGGAAAGGGGGGTAGCTAAACCCCTTCCTCAAACCCGCTTTTCTCCCACACCCTGGAGGGTTGGCACTTCGTGCCATGCCTTGCCTTGCTCCGCCTTGGCCGAGGTACAGGGCTAGGATGTACCTGCTAATCCCAGTCAGAAAAGTCTAGACCCTCCGCCTTCCGCTCGATGGCACGCATCAGACCGGGGATGTCGTCCGGATCTATGTCCTCGTCGTCCGGGCCGGCGCAAGAAAGGACATTCGTTTCGTCCCAATCCAGCTCCCAATGGCCGCATTCCTCGGTGCCGAATTCATGGTCGAAGCTATCGTCAACCCATTGCACCTCTACCTCCAGCTCGACAAAGTATTCCAGGCCGGCATGGGTCACCGAAAAGTCTACCTCCCTCACTTGGTCGCCCTCCATTTATTGCGGACGGCGTCGAACAAAGCCTCCCACCTCTCCCGGTGTTGCTTGATATTGTAATCAATCACCTCTTTCTCCCAAGGGGTTATCAGCTTCAGCCCAGGCTTGGCCCTAGCCTCCTGCGGTGTCTTGGCGGTCTTCACTTGTCGCCCTCCCTGTCCCGGATGCCGAATGTGTCGTTCCGTACCAGCTTGAATTGGTCGGTCGTCATGTGCCGAATGATGCCGTCGCTGTCCAACACGATGGCGAAGATATCGTTGGAGAAGCTCCCGCCGTCCCGGACATAGATCAGCATGCCATAGCCCAGCGGCGTCTCGACTAGGATGGGGTTGCGGAATTCGTGAATCACAGCTTGTTATTCTCCAGGCGCAAGATGGTCAGACGGAGGTTAATCTCGGCGATGCGTTGCTCCGCCTCGGCCCGGTCTTCGCCGGCCCGACTCTGGTCTTCTGCGATCTTCTGGTTCACCTCGATTGCCTGCTTGAGGTTGATGATCTCACGCATGTTCATCTTAACCCTCGATAGGAACCTCACGACTGCACCTCCCTTGCGTCCGGAGTGATAGCTCCAGCCGTGATGGCGTCGGTCAGCCGCTCGACCTCGGCCTTGAGGCGGGCATTATCGGACATGGTTTCTCGGACGATTGCCAGCACCTCCTTGCGGAGTGCGGCGGCGTATGCGTCTCTCTGATCGGTTACCCGGCCAAGCTCCAGGCGGAGCGTGACCGTCGGGTCGTGGGCTTGTTCGTTATTCATCGGTTTTATTGGGTGGGAGAATGATGGCGTCTTCGACGCTCTTTAGTTCGTTAGCTACCTGCTTCATGGATTCCAATTGCTTCCGGCCCTTATCGACTAGGTCGATCAGCTCGGAAACGGACATTTCATGTTGGTCCTTCTTTCCTTTGTTACCAAGATGTATGGCCGCCGCAATAGCTGACAGGCCATGACCGCTCGCTTCCAGCGTCCACCTTGCGGCCTGGAACCGGACCTGTGGTGGTGCTGACGGATCAGTCAGCAGGGACTGCATGACCTGCCATGCTTGCGTCGCGCCTCCGGTCTTAATGTCCATGTCCCTCTTCAGCTCGATAGCCTCTCTGACCTTGTGAGAGGAAAGCTGTGAGTTGCCATCGGCAAACCCAGCGGCCTTGCCGGCCAACACGGCGTTGCCGCCGTTAGCTAGGTAAGCGTTGACGAAGGCTTCCTGTTGCTGTGTCAGCACAGGCTCGATATCGTGGCGGATGACCAGGCCGCCCTTCCATTGGTCCCTATCGTTTTGCTTTGGCATCTTGTTTGGTCTGTTTCCAGTTAAAGCCATTCTCAATGCACCACCGGTGGACATTGACATGAGGCACGCCGAGCATGAATGCGACGTCGCCCTGGGTCTTACCCTCGCCGGCAGCCCGGACAATCACACTCTCCCACTTGGATTTGTCGTACCTGCGACACTTCCTGGCCCGGACCTTCTTGAATCCGATGCCGAGAATCTCGGCCCAGCTTTTGATGGTCGTGATGGAGAATCCCATCTTTCGGGCGACGACCGGCATGCAATGCCCTGCCTCTGCCAGCCGGCGCAAGTCTGCTCGGTACTCGCAGATCCTGGCGGCCCTTGATGCGAACATCAGCCTGCCCCGGAATGACACGGCTCCCCGGTTTTGGAATCGCAGGATGGGTGCGTCTTTGTTGGTGATTAGTTCGTTCATCGGACATTAATATTAATTTGGTGGGCCTTCATAAATTTTCGGTCTGGTACCTTCTGCATGTTATAGCCATAGGAACCGAAGCCTGTCATGCCCATGTTGAAGGCAAGCCAAGTCTCGCCGGCGTTGGCCGGACGGCCTAGTCGCCTTGATACCCTGGACCGGAGATGGGCAAGCCACGTCTGTGCGTACTGGCGGGCGATCACCGGATCGGTAGCCATCTTATATGGGTAGGTCGGAAGCCCAACCTGCCGGCGTATATCAGAGCAGTCCATCCAAGCGGAGTGCCAGAATTGGAACGGCCCTCTGGCTTGACCGGTATCACCCGCAGGGGTGTCTGCTCCTCGACCGGATGATTCGATATGCTCCACGGCGTCTACCCAGCTGTCGGGTACCGGCGCAATGGATGCGGCAATAAATGCAAGGGTTGAGAACATGTCGGTGGGTTGGGAAACCGACGCTGACTCCCTACTTACGCTTGGCAACCTTCTTTTTTTCAACGGCTTTCTTTTTCCTGGCCCTGCCTGTTCCCGATATTGGAAGCCCGCCGGCGTCGCCGTACTTCTTGATTCCATTCTCGACGATCATGCGACAACGATCCCACAGGGATACGTTATCCCGTCCGTCGTCTGCTTGGCGTATGATGTTGCGGCTCATGGCTTTCGGATGACTGT